TTTTACAGCAGTAGCTCCAGCTATAAAAACATTATTCATTTCTAAACGTTCGTGAAATTTTTTGTATTCCTCATCAGTATATTTTTTATTTTCAACAAATTGGACTTCATTTCTCCCATCAATATAATAATAAAAGTTGGGTAAGTGAATAGATGAGTTATTTTGAGATTTTTCTAATCTTTTAAGCATTTCTTTAAATGTACAACTTACTACAGTTTCACAATTCTGTTGATATCTACAACAAAACATAGGTTGAATTTTTTCTGTGTTTAATACTCCAAAATTATTGCCAGCTGGGCATTCTGTTAAAGTAAATTCTTCTTTATTTTCCATTTTAACCTCTCTTTCCATTTATTACTGTATTTCTTTTTAAATCATAAATCCAATGTTTTAAAATTCCAATGGCTTTAATAATATTTTTTGAAAAAACTTTGGTTTCCAAAAATTCTTGCAAAACTTGCAAGCCTTGAGGGCTACAATAATAGCAATTACATCTATACCAACTTTGTGCGTGGTCGTTATATACTTTCATTCGGTCAATATATTTGCTAAACTCGGGACGTGACAAATATTGATGTAAAAAAGCATATCTAAGATTAAGTTTTTCTCCTAATTCATTAAGTGAAATGTAATCGTATTCACTATTCTCTACATTGTTCATATTTTCTCCCTTTCTGTTTCAAGTTCTTTTATCCGTAACGCTAGCACTTCACGCAATGAATGACAGTTCTTTTTCTCAATAATGCTTTGTCTAAATGTATTGACCGTATTTTTGGTAATTCCCTCTTGTTTACTAATTTCCTCTACACTTAACCCTTGACAAAACAATTGGTATATCTCTGTTTCTCTGCGTGTAAATGTTGTAACGTTTTTCATAAATCTAAACCCTTTGTTATCTCTTTAAAATCCTCAAGTTCAATACATAAACCGTTTTTTATCTTTGAGTGTATGTGTTTTAAAGCCTGTTTATATAAGGCACATTCTTTCATTTCACGTTGCCAACATTTGAAATAACACCCTGCTTGATGTTCGCATATTCTCCCATTTTGACAATTAGAACACCAATTGCCGACTTCGGCTTTTTCTATTCCGTAATATTGACACCCTGATACATCTACATCATTAATTATTTTCATTTTCTCTCTCCAAACAATTTTTTATAAACCTTATCTAATGTACCAAAAATTTCAAAACTTTCACCATTTTCAAGATAGACTGTTACATAAAGTTCATTTTTAATAGACCAGTGTTCTTCCAATGCAACAATGATATTAGTATTAAGATATAGTTGGTCGGTTATTCTCTTTAAATTATTCATCTTTAATCCTCCTCCTTATCTAACCATTCGTTTGACTTGTTTTTTAATTTATCTTCAATTATTTCTATTGTTCTATCCATCATATAAATAAGGTTTTGGAGTTCATCTTTAGCACTTGTCAAAACCCTTAATTCTTTTTCTAATTTATCTCTACGTTTCATATTTTACCTCACTTATCATTTGTTCAATTTCGCAAAAATCTGCAAAACTTTTTTTGTCCGCAAATAGCATTCTTGTTTCTGTTTGATTTTTACAAATATCTTTTATTTCGTTAAGAGTTGTTTTGTATTTTTGCAACTCGTCAATGTGAGTGTCTATTATTTTAATTAATTCATCTTCTTTTTTGCAATTACGTTTCCACTCTGCATTTATGTATTCTTGCAGTGTTTTAATTGCTTTTTGATGTGCTTCACATTCGTGTATTTTCCATTGCAATTGCCTATAATAGCATTCGTCGCACTCACCGCAAGCCAAATAGCTGTCGTCGCAATAATGTTCTAATTTACAATCATCTATTACATAGTAACGATGGTAATGTTTACATTTGCTTACATCTATATCATTTTGTTTATCCATTTTACTCTCCTATAATTCTTTTAACAATCTCAAAAACAAATGTTATTACTATACACCATAAAATTCCCAACAAGAACGCCCCCTGACTGGGTATAGGATATTTTTGTAATAGTAGTTGACAGATAATTACAGTAACTATAGCCAGTATTCTATTTATCCATATTCTGTCCATTACACACCTGCCTTTATGATATATCCTCTTTCTTCCAAGTCTTGTATAATTTCTTTGACATTACATTCAACACTTTCTTTAAATTCATCAGCAGTCAAAGGAATTTCTTCAATTGTTTCTTTTGTTAAAATTTTAACTTTAACATATCGAACTATATCCCGTTCCAAGATAGTTTCTACTATGTCTTTAATTTCTACTTTATTAATATCCAAATTTAATGTGAACATCTATACCCCACTCCTTATCATATCTATCAATCGTTGTTTGCCTATGCGTTCGATTGCTTTTTGATGTGCTTCACATTCGTGTATTTTCCATTGTAATTGCCTGTAACAGCATTCGTCGCTCTCACCGCAAGCCAAATAGCTATCGTCGCAATAATGTTCTAGTTTACAATCATCTATTACATAGTAATGATGATAATGTTTACATTTGCTTACGTCTATATCATTATTCATTGTCGCCATATTCCTCTCTAATATATTTCTCAACTTCCTTACTCAAATCAATATAACCCATTTTTTTAACAGGTCGCCAAATTTTATTAAATTCTTCCACTTCTTTTAAAAACTTCTGCAAATATTCTTCGGCTTTGTCAGAATAGCAAATATCACGCCTACCTCCTTCTGTATCCCAATTGTAAGCAACATAACCTTGTATTTCAGATTTGATTCTACCAGCTGGCATTTTAAAATATTCTTTTGTAAAAACTGCTATATGTTTAGCTTTTTTAATTTCATTTTGATAAGCAATATCCAATTCCACTGGGTCATTTTCACAAGATAAACTTTCACATATATCTTCAACAAAATCGTCTAATAAATTATAGTCATATAGTTCACCATAATATTCAAAACATAAATCTTTTTCTTTAAATTCATCTAATGTTATCATTACACACCTGCCTTTATCATATTAATAAGTCTTTGTTCGCCAATGCGGTCAATTGCTTTGGAGATAAAATATTCAGATAGGCAATAAATATTTCCACTTATCATACACACCTCAGCTAGTGAACAGCTAATATGATTATCTTTGCCATTATAAGTTAAATAATATTTATCTTGGTTGCAATCTTCCCAATCAATCACTTCATCACCATTCAACTCATCTGCTAAGGCTTTGAGTTCTGCTTTAGTCTTGAGATTTTCAAGATATTGGTCGGCTTGTTCTCTTGTAGGAAAGCAGTTACCATTCATTTTTCGCCATAAATCCTCGTGTGCTTCTGCGTAAATTTCACCCCAAATTTGACCTAAACTATTTATATAATAATAACTTTCTTGTTCTTGTGGTTGCCATTTTTTGTTTTGCTCGTTATTGTTAAGCTTATCCCATATATGTTCAAAAGTTTCGTGACAATTATAACAATTGCCATTTTTCATACATATATCGACTGTATTATTTGGTCTTGATACTATTTCACTAATATTATTTTTATCAATTGTTAATTCTTCATTTATTTTATAAAACACCATCTTTTAATTCTGCCTTTCTTTCTTGTTTGTACTCATAGAGTTCAACTTCATCATCAATGTCTAATAATAGCATTTCGTGCTCCTCATTGAGCATTATGTCATAGCTACTTAACTCCATAGCCTCTCCTTTTAAGTTCTTCCATAATTGCCACATTGACTATATACGATTTTTTGTAGCCAGTTTGATTACAAAAATCAGTCAATGCTTTGTTTACTTCAGTTTTTATACTAAAGATTACATTCTCCGTTGTTTTCATCTTTTCTCCTTTTCTTTCTTACCTCATCATTTTTGCATATTATAATTTATTTGTCAATACTTTTATATAAAAATATTACAAATTATTAAGCATATATTTTTTTAAACCTGATACACACTTGCTTACTCTTGCCGTCTGCGTCTGTTTCCTTACGTTTTTTTACAACATATTCGTCGGTTATATCATATGTTTTGCGTAAGTTTCTGATTACCCCTTGCGGACAACAGATATAAAACATTTTAAACATTTCCAATGAAGTAATACTTCCGTGTTGTTTTAAATATTTCAAAACTTTTTCTTCTTGGGTCATAGTAAATCCTCCTTATTGCTTAATTATCCTCCAATACCCATTCAAGAGCTTTTATAAAACTATATCATCTTTTGTTTTCATTCCTGTATCTCCGTTTTAGTTAATTTTCTCATAAAAGTATCTACATCCCAATCTACCATAATCACATCACCGTTAAGTAAAGAAACGTTTGTATATGCTCCCTTTTCTCTCCAGTGTTGAGATAACTTAGTTATATGGTCCGGAGTAATATAAGTGAGTTTATCAATTTTAAATAACATTTTATACACCTCTTTCTTAATTCTCTTTATATTTTCCAACTTTGGTAAGTTCAACGTTATAAACATTACTGTCTACCACTTTACTTAATTCTGTTAATACAAAAGTATCTCCATATTGAATAGGTTCATCTCCAATCCACTTTAATGTGGCTCCGTGATACCATTGCACCCTATCTTGTGCTGTACTCCATTCGGGTTTTATTTCTATATTGTCTATAATCATCTCTACACTCCACTCCTTATCATTTCGATAAGTTGTCGCTCGCCTATGCGTTCGATTGCTTTATCTACAAAATACTCATCAAGGCAATAAATTTGACCTATTTCTTGCGCAAAATTATTACACGTACATAAACGTTTTGTACTAAAATTATAATAAATGCAATATTTGTCTTGCACCAGGTCATTCCAATCAATTTCTGTGTCACCATTCAACTCATCTGCTAATGCTTTGAGTTCTGCTTTGGTTTTTAGTTTTTCTAAATATTGTTGTGCTTCTTCACTTGACTTAAAGTAATTCCCTTGGCGCATTCTCCAATGTACAGTGGGACAATTCAATAGTACGGCTTTGCATACATCTCCGCAACTTCCAATATAGTAGTAGTAATCTTTATCTTCTGTAGGGTTTAGGGTTTTTTGTTTTCTTTCATTAAACACTTTGTCTTTAACTATGTTTAATTCAGAAGTAAGAGTATTTTTTTCATTTTCTAATTTTTCAAATTCAGAGTATATTTTTTCTAAGCTTTGTTTAATTTCTTCTATCATCTTTTCTCCTTTTATTCATTTTGCGGTCATTTCCTGACCCGTTAACACGCTTTAAAATCTTTTGCATACATCTTTACCTAATTTATGTTTAACGGCTGTTAAATGACCTGCTAGCTGTTCCATTGTGGTGACCATATCTCTTGTGTACTAGGATTAAATTTTAAATAGCAAGTAACATTACTTACACCGTGTCTATTTTTTGCAATCCCAATTTCTAAATCATTTTTATGGCGGTCATCACGACTAAATAAGTATTCTCGATATGCAAAAAATACAAAGTCAGCGTCTTGCTCAATTGCTCCACTCTCTCTAATATCGGATAACTGCGGACGTTTGTCTTGGCGTCCTTTACTGTCACGATTTAGTTGAACTAATACCATAATTGGGACATTTAAATCGGTTGCAAGAACTTTAATCTGTCTTGATAAAGATGTTGCTTTTTCATAGAGAGATTTGTTATTAAATCCACTCATTAGACCTAAATAGTCGATTATAACAAAATCTAAACCAGTTTTTTGTTTTTCAGTAATATAAGTTCTTAATTTTTCTATGGTTAAATCATAATCACATAAAACAGATAAGTTCCACTCTTTTAGCTCTTGTAATCCTCGTTTATAAAGTTCTAGTTCACTTGCATTAAAATTACAAGCTCGGTATTTTAAAGCGTTAAGCTTTGTATTGATACAATTAAAACGATTTTGTAACTGTTGTAATGGCATTTCTAATGAGCAATATAAAACCTTTTTATCCATTAGACATAACTGTCTGGCTATGTTTAAAGCGATAGTTGTTTTTCCCATGCCAGTACCACCGCCTAGTGCAATGTAATCACCTCCCGAGAATGACCCAATATTTTCATCAATTTCAGGGTAACCTGTAACTAAACGAGTTTCTTTTTGTTTTAAATAAGTTTCATCAAAGTTTTCAATTCCCTCCGAAATATGAGTAATTTTTGATTCTTTGAGAGTGTGAGTTTTTTTAAACTCCTCAATTTTTTGTATATCTTTTTCACTGTGCACATTCTCAATCATTTCTTGTAGTTTTTTTTCATACAGAATAGAACATACTTTTTTTGTTAATGGTGATTCACACCATACATATGCTTGAATATACATTAAGGAGTCAATTACTTCTTTGTTTGCGTTCAGTTCTTGAGCAATTGTATAAGCGTTGAGTGGTTCATTGTGTTTATAAAGTTTGTGAGCGGTTTCAAAAATTTGTTTTTTGATTGGATTAGTAAATAATTCTCCATCACAATTTTCAAAAATGTATGGTCTTCTTTCAGGGAAGTCTAACAAAAGTGAGATTAAATTATATTCTGCGTCTAATTCAAAAGTATTCATTGGTTCTCCTAATAGTAGTTATGGTTAGGTTGAGTAGTTGCAAGCATTTCATTGAGAGGGGATTTCTTTAAAGGTCTTCCCCCTTTTGTTCCCTCTTTAGCTCTTTTTGCGTTGGCATCTATTTGAGGTTGTGCTTGTGCAAAAAACATTTTAATGATAGGGTCAGCCGTTGCATTCGGTATTTCATCTTTGAGAGCATAATAAGCTAAAGTTTTATATGCTTCTAATTGTAAAGTAGGAGGCATATATTCTATGGCTGTCAAAAAACTCTCATAAAATATAAAGCTGTTTTTCATTTTCTCTCCTATTCTAATACAATTTTTTGTGCTCTCCCACCCAATTTAAATTTTTGTTTCTTTAAGGGAATGTCATAACGTTTTAAAGTACGATATAAAGTTGTAGTCGTACAGTTAAACATTTGGGTTAATTCTTCGATAGAATGAGAATAATACATTTCCATAAATTCATCTTTTGTCATTTCTCTTTCTCCTTTCGTGTAAATTATAAATCCTATAAAAATAAATGTCAAGTTAAATGTAAATAATTGTTTAATATTGTAAATTAATGTTTAACCTTATAATGTAAATGTATAATTTACATTATACATTTACATTAGGTTTTAGAAATGAAAACCTATGGTTTTAGAATTAAAAACCATAGGTTTTGAAATTCATAACCTATGGTTTTAGTTTTATAAATAAATGTTAATGTTATGTTAATGTTAATAATTTTGTTACAAAAAAATAGGGTACAAAATGTACCCCTGTAAGAAAGATTTACCCTTAAAACGGTATTTCATCATCTGAGCTATTAGTCGGCTTATAAGTATTCAATTCGGCATACCAATTCCCACTACGTCCTTGTTTAATGTCAAAATTGACCCAGCCACGTTCGTTCATTGGGTTCTCATCACAAAAATCACCAATGTGCACCCCGCACTTAAAGATTGTGCCATACTTCAAGGGCACGGCTTTGACTTTAAAGCCTTTTACAAACTTTTTATTATTTTCCATTGTTTTCTCCTGTTTCTTTTGCTTGTAGTTTTTTATAATGTTTCATATACAAAGCTCTAAAGCCCTCAACATCTTTCGCATTGGCATTGTTAGCTCTGTAATACCTCAATGCCTCATCAGTGCTTACAGTTGCCTCTAAGCCTTGTATTAAATCCATATCGGGATTTATTTCAGGCTTTGGGTCTTTCTGTATGGGTTTACTGTCTATGCTCCCCGCTTTTGCGTCAAGCATATCCGCTTCAACTATCTCAAGTGCATTGAGATACAAATAACGTTTTGCATAAGTGTTTACACCGCCTAACGCTTGCATTGCACTACAGCCTTTAAGTTGCAAGGTTGCTACTGGCATTGTAAACTCCACCACTTCCTCGGGTTTTTCACTATTGATTACGTGCAAGGTTGCAGTGTCCATTGTACTGCTAAAGTTTGTACATAAACCTTGCTCTAAAAATATCTCATTGACCTTGGGTAAAAAATCACCCAATTCAAAGTATTCAAAGCCCGTATAAGCATTCTTACCGCTCTTTTTTAATTTTGCTTTTTGCAACTGCACTCTTGCAGTTTGTAGTTTTTCGTAAATATTCATCTTTTTCCACCTTTCTTACATTAAAATGGTATCACAATCTCATCATTATCGTCAAGAATACTGGTGCGATACTTTTCATCTTCTGAATAGTATCTGCACCAATTATTCTCGCCACGTCCCCAAATCAATTCATCATTAGCCCACATAGAGTATTGTTCAAAGTCGTCCTCATTCATAAATCTTTCTCCATACATTTTTCTAAGTGCACTCTGCACTTATGATAAGTTAATTGCCTAATGGCGTTTCGGGTCATCTGATTAAAGTTCATCCAAAACTCTAAAAGATTAACTCCATAAACGTGATTACTTGCTATGCGGTTTAAAATATAGTCTAAATCTGCCGTCCCTGTTTCAATCTGCATAGCCATATTGACAGCCTCTTTTTGTTGCTCGTAACTTAACATATTAGCCACCTATAACCATAGCTAAAAATGAGCCAAACAAAATAAATGTTGCGATAAATTCGCCTAAAGTTTCTTTTTGCATAATGTTCTCCTGTTCTTTCTTACATAAAAAAAAGGGCTCTATCTTATGAATAACAATTTACTACTACATATAGGATTTATTTTATGGTTAAAGAGCCCTGTGTTATCTAATAAGGTAATTAAAACCTTTTCATACTTCAAAGAAAATGTGCGGTACTTTCAAAAGATACCAATGCTTGGAGGATATAGCACCGCACGGGGTTGTCAACACTTTAAAAAAAAGGCGTTCAAAATAGATTGCATTCAAGATAGTATATCAACTAGGAGTGAACGCCATTAGTAATTTAGGATATTTCGTATGTTATGTTAAATCTTTTTGCAGTCAACCAACCGTGAGGTCGTACGGTTGGGTTTTCTTTTGTCATTAGAGTTAATAGTGACCCCTCACCAATGACTGCATTTGCAAATTCTTATGGTAGCCTACCATTCCGATAGGCTAATTAAAAACTTGCTCTTGCGTGGCTCTGCATCACGTCTTACCTTATTAAATTATCAATGTCCTTTACCTTATGGCTAAATAATATCATAACATATTATATAAGTCAAGTACTTGTTTATTACTTTTTTAACATTTCTTTACAATTAGTTTACACATAGTGTCATTACAAGTATTATACTTGTATGACTTTGAGGGAAGATAATAAACAGATGGTTTTAACCATTTCAAAGAGAGATTATGAGATGTTGGAATGCCTTGCAAAAAAGCACGGTTTTTCAGCCTCAAAGCAAGCTCTCTATTTGTTACTCCCAGCATTGCGTAAAGAATTAGAATTTTATCAAGTTGTTATGAAAACCATAGGACACAAACGTCAAACCAATGACGAACCCTAAGACTACTGACCAAATAACAATAGGTAGCATTTCATTCCACGAATAATTATATTTTTTCATACGTATCACCTTTCAAGATTTATAAATTTACAATCCCTACATATGTTCTAACAAAAAAAGGCACTCAAATAAGAGTGCCTTGTGTACCTAAAAAGTAAGGATATTTGAAGAAATATTATCTGCCTCAACGTGTGTCCACGTCGGAGTAGAGCTAAATTTTTCTAAGCCGTTAAAACGCTTGAGTTTTTTGTTCAAGATTAGATTTTGAACATGTGTCCATAACGCTTGATGGCTACCCGCTTTATCGTGCAAATCAAACGCTTTAGCAAAACAATGCCTTGAACAGTAAGGGACGGTTTTCGCCTTGACCAAAGGGTCTGCGTTAGTACGCAAACCACATTGGCTAAGGTTACCCCCAGTCGCCCAATTATTAATTATAATAGGCTTACCCCAACTCTCTCTTATTGTGTCTAAATCCTCTAAGATGTCAGCGTCAAACCACTGCCAACACGTGTCCCCAAACTTGTCATAAACAAGTTTGCTTACTAGTTCTTTAATTCCAAAATATTTACACTTATACATTTTTACTTCCTTTTCTGTCTATGAGATGTGATAACGTGTCAATGATTTCTTTGATGTATTTATTTCCATTAAAGTCACCAACTTTCACATCTTTAAATTGACTAAGATAACGGATAACGTTATCATAGTCAATAAAATACTCAATAGGTTGATTACCTCTTGCCCTATTGTTTTCTGCCGTTGCAAGTACTAAGTTTTTAAGCTTGGTTTTACCGTGCTGGCTTGCTGGTTTTAAATGTTCCAACGATACATTTTTTTGTGTTAGATATCCACCATAAAAACCGTACTCAACACTTGGAAGTTTGTGAGCTCGCCATAGTGTTTTCAATTGATTAGAGTACCCAAACGTTATGGGGGAAGTTACGCTTGATACTATCATATTTTTTACCTCATACATTCTACACGCACATTATTACTCTTAATTTTTATTTGTCAAGAGGGTATCAATAAATTGTTTTGCCTCGTCGTACCCGTAGCATATTTGATGTCTATACCCTTGAGTGTCGAAGTAATGTGACCATTCTATTTGAGCCTTTGAGGGTTTCCCTTTAGAGGTTTTAAGCTCTAAGAATGCAACTTGTCCATTACCTAAGAGTAAGGTCAAATCGAATACTCCATTTTTCATTCCCTCGGCTTTCATATAATTTATATATCTTGCTCGGTGAGTAATTGACCCACCCGCAACAAAGCCATTAGGCACTGCCCAGTATCTGATTGGAGTAGTGTCCAAATAGTCACAAACTTGAACTTGTATGTTATGCTCTTCTTTCATTCTATATTTCCAAAAATTGGTCGTTCCATTCTTTATTATACAACTTGTTTAAATCTATAGGTATCTTCTTACCATAAAACCAACCAAAATTAAAACATACTCCGGTACGGTATGCATATTGGATATACTTAGGAGTTTGTGGACAATCTGCGTCCCTAAGCATTCTATAAAACAAATTGTTAACTTGGTGACCTGTAATCGGTACAACTTGCAAAAACTGTGATGGAATATCTTCGCAAATAATCTCGTCATTTTTTGCGTGCAAATAATGCAAATTGCGTAACCCTTGTTCATTAAGTCTAACCTTTACAAGTTGACCGCAAGAGCAACCAACGTCGTGAATATGTGAGCAACGTGTATCCCAGTTTTCTGCGTCTATCCACGTGAAGTCGTCCGTTGGGTATCCTCTCCACGCTAAATAAATCGAACCATCATCATCTTGATAAAGTTCATTGTCGGTTAAGTAGTACATCCCTTTTTTGTTTGTTTGTTTTTTACTTGAGCCTGAAGTTAAAAATTTTCCCATAATTTTTTCCCTTTCATAATTTTATAAAAAAAAAGAGAGATTTTTACTCAAATCTCTCACATTTTTATAAGGTACTTTGTCGAAAAGATGAATAAGTCTTTTTACGCAAAAAATCTACGGTCAGATTGAGCATTAACACAGGTTAAATATATTTTAGGTATAAGTTATCCTAAATTATATTAACCCTTGTTAAATCGCTTGCTAATGGCTTTAAAATGAATATTCCAATAAAAAGCCAATATTATCTAGTGTTGGTATTATCCGTATCTTTAATTTTTCCGTTACATTGAATAATAATTGACCATCTGTTATTGTTAGCCACTTGCTTAGAGTTCTCTTGCAAGGGTTGTTTTTGAATAACAATGGTTGCCGTATTTTGTGTAGCGGTTTGTTCTGCTTGTTCTGTTTCTTCTGCGTAAAGCGGTAAGGCTGTTACACAAAGTAAAGCGGTTAAGATGATTATTTTTTTCATATTTCCCCCTTATAGTTCTTGACCTGTTGTAAATGCAGTTGTTACGCTTGAGTTGACGTTATCATAAAATGTACCAGTCATTAAATCAACTAATCCCAATGCTTGGCTTGCTCGATATTGTACTGGTATTAGATAATGGGTCAATGCATTTGTTGTAGTATCATATAATTTTAAATAATATAATTCAAAACTTGCTCTTGCCTCGGTGTTAGAAGTATTCGGATTATAATCAAACATATAAAGCGGTAAAGTGGTATCAGGACTAAATGTATAAGTACTCAAATCTTGATACTTAGTATCCTTCCAATATAATCCGTCATTCGGTACAAACTTCCAAACAACTGCGTCGGGTAAGTCGTATGCCCCTTGAGTGCTGTCAAAAGTATTGCCGTTAAAACTCCACGCTATTTTACTTGACCCTGATTTCCCAAAGAAACTTAAAGAAGTATTACCAAATATTTTTCTATAACCCCCAGTCTTATTGCCATACCATTTTCCTTTTATTTCAACGGCTGTAGTTGAAGTTAAGAAAATATCGTCCAAAGATAAATATGGATTACCATTACTTGCTAAATAAGTATATTGTGCATATTGGTCTTGCGGTACTCTTGACCATAATACATTACTTGCGTAAGGGTTACCCCCTGTTATATACTGTGCATTAGAGGAGGCTGTAAAAAAGTTGCCTGAAACCGTATCATATAAACCGTAAATATTGTCGGCATTTCTTTTTGACGGTGTGCCATAGAATAATCTTTGTCCGTTTTGGTCTAAGATTTCAACACTGTAAAGCTGAATTGATAAACCACTTGCAAAATAAATTTTAAATGTTGAGCCAGTGGTGTAATTGGCTAATGGAACTCCCCAAGAAACTGTGTTCCCAGCTTGTTGATTATAAAAATACGTAGTAGTAGGAGTAACTCTGATTTGTAATTTTTGATTTAGCGCAAAACTGTTTAAACGATTATATGACCATTGAGGAGAATTTGCCTCTAAATAATAAAAAGGAGTACTGCCACTATTTTTTATATACATTCTCAAACCAGCATTACCTGCATTTGAACCGAAAATGTTTACTTCTGTAGCCGTTTTGGCTGTAGGCATTAAGGTTACAAGGTATGTATATTGCGTATTACATCTTATATCCAAATCAATAGTTGATGTATAATTAATATCATTTTGAATATACTCCAAACGTGTATAATCTGGGTTAGTCATGCCTGTAGCTGTTACTTTTGCTACTTCACCCTCGGGTAAGTTCCACAATCTTACATTTGCTGTATTAAATTGAGTTGCCATTATCCAAATACCCCTACTGTTTTTGTAATGGTTGTACCATTAACCATACTAAATGACCATACTTCACTGTTATTGGTTAATGCAATTGTACCAGTATTATCTGGTAACGCATACGTATAATTATTTTTTGCAAGTTGGTTTGCATATACTGTATCACCCTGTATGGCTTTTGCTTTGATACCACAAGCGTTTGAACCCGCTACTTGTGTTGTACTGGCTAAGGCACTATTACTAAACGCAATACCTTGACCAGTTACGCCAATAGTAAGAGCTGTACTTGCGTTTGGCGTGTTAATTATATTAGTAACAATACCTTGAGTAAATGTTTTTTCACCTGCTACAGATTGAGCTCCTGATAAATTTACAACATCCTTAGCATTGGCTTTACTTGCTATGGTTGTGTTATAGCCATCATATTGTGCAACTTTACTCTCATTAATACCTGAGTTTACTGCTTGAAGTTGAACCTCTGTAAGCTTTTGTTGTAAAGTATTTTGAATAGTTGTATTCAAATCATCTAGCGTAACATATTCGGTTAAGTCTAAAGCTGTAGTTCCTAATGTTACAAGTTCTTTTGTATCTCCCCCAGTAGATAACAAATACATTTCATAACCTGAACCATCTGCTAACTTAACCAAATAAATAGTATTAGGTTCAGCGTCGTCCACTGTTGGCTTAGTGTCAACAACTACAGTTTTTAAAAGCTGGGTAGACGACAACAATGTCATTACTTCCTGTAATGTCTGAAATTGGCTATCGTTTTGCAATTGGCTTACTTTTGTAGGTACGTCGCTTACATTAGCTTTTGATGTAATGGCAGTAGTGTTTTGAGCAATTAAACCATCTAATCTAACTACTTCATTTTGTCCCCAACCTTGAAAATCTGCTAATTGTTGTGAGTTCTGTTGAATTTGTGCAGTATTAGATGTAATATTTGTATTTGCTAATGTCATTTGACTATTCAACGTATTGATTGAATTAGCATTGATTGCACTTTGTGCTTGGTTAGCATTTACTTGCGTTTGTAACCCTGTAACGGTTGTTTGCAAATTTGCTACAGTTGTTCCCATATTACCGATATTAGCCTCTGTAATATATCCAACATCATTTTCAAGCTGTGATAGCTTGTCAGGTGTCATTTCAAGGATTAAATTAGCTGTCAAATTATTATTGCCTGTAGTTTGTGAACTCATTTTATTTTCCTTTCATACCTTTCACTTTGTACCCTATGTATTGTATCTTATTAGCTGGTGAATACGGATTAAACGACGTAAAGTTATATTCCAAATACGTTTTATTATTCTGGTTGTAAACCTTGTGATTAAACTGCATTCCGTCACTTTCGTAACTGTTTATCTCAACGAATAACGGTTGACCTATGTCAAAATAGGTTTGCAATTGAATAGCGGTTGAAGTGTAACTCGCATAGGCTTTGTCAAGCTTTATCAAGTTACTTTCTTCAACATATCCATTGCTATATTCCCATATATGGCTTGTTCCGCTGTCTGTGCGGGTGACATCAGAGGATACGTCCACATAGGGTAGTAAATATTCACCACTAGCTTTGTCTTTTAAAATTACGTTTTTGTAGTCTGTCATTATACTATTTCTTCATAAGTAAGTAAGTTCATATTGTCGATTTCAGTCTTTGAGTAAACATTGCTTGCGTCGGCTTTGTTTGCTATGGTTGTTGCATAAGCGTCATAAACTGATACTTTAGCCGAAGTAATACCTGAATTTAATGCACTCAATTGAGCCTCTGATAACTTATCTTGTTTTCCTGAAATGTCTTGATGTTCGGTTAAGTATTTGTTATCACTTTCAGCCTTTGTATAGCTGTCGCCAACCTGTGCAAAAGTTTGTTTTAAGGTATCTGTATCAACACTGATTTCATTGTTTGTTACGATAATCCCAGTGCCCGCTGTGTAGATATCAACCAAATCAGATACAGCAACCTCAATAGGACTTTCCTCATCATTTGCTATAATAAGTTGGATATATTTTTCACCGTCTTTTTCAATTACTGAACCTGATTTTACAACTAAGTCTTTAGGGATATTAATCTTTTCCCCTACGGCTGTACCGTCTTTAGTTAACTGATATGTAGCACTGTAACCGCTTTCGGCTGTTTCCTGTTTAGCGATTGAGTAAGTTGCTTGGTCGATTGTTATATCAACGGTTTTTGATACTACAGATAATTCCTTGCCGTTAATGGTAATCTTTTCAATCTTGTTGACCTGTGCACCCGCCTCAACTGTGCCTAGGTTTTCCCCTTTGTCATTTACTACGATTGATGAGTGTGTCAAAGGCTGTAATACGTTTCCTGCTTTGTCTAATATACGTACTTTCTTTGTTGTTGCCATTGTGTACCCTTTCTACTTGATTTCTTCTATGTATAATTCATTCCCCTCATTGTCTGTTACAGATGTAACTGGTTGAGATGTTTGACTGCTCTTAACACTTGCAGTAACGTTATAAACCAATGCGTCACCTTTAAAGCGTAACACGCCATTAAGCGTACGCTTTAAGCCTGATTGGTCATAAAGTATTATCTTTGCCTCATTATGTGAGCTTATTAAAGCTGTTTCTTCGGCTGTTAAGTTTACGCCAACTGTTACCCAACCTGTTGATTGGTAATTGTTGCTAAGGTTTACGTCCTTTGTTAGCACTCCTGAATTGATTACAAAGAGCATTTGACTAATCAAAGGGAATAACCTTGCGTCAATGTTTATAATTATAGGTAGATGCGAAAAAGCTCGCAAATCGTCTTGTTTATACATTTTGTGTTACCTTTTTAGTAAATTTTTACTCACAAATTATTTTGCGTTACCTTGTTACTACGCAAGTTTTTCTCTTAAAAAAGGCAGACCCATTTTAGCATTATAAAGAGGCTTGGTCTGCACTATTAAACTATTCTGCCGTAGTTGCCAACTCTACAGTAAGCGTATTCACAACTGCTTCCATAGCACTTGTAGCGTTCTCAATAAACTCTTGTATCCAACTATCTGAAAGCAACTCATCTTGTGTAGCCTGTGCAAGGTCAGTATTAAAATCAGCCTCAACCTTAAAGCATTTATCAATCATATCTCTACCAAATTTTGCAATAGCATATAATTGAGCTTTAGTTACGGCATAAGTTACTGGTGCACCGTCAAGGCTGTAGAATTTCCAGTTAGCAACATCTGTATCGCTCATAAATGCTACACTTCCTACAGTGTTTGTAATGCTTGTCTGATTAGTTTCAAACTTGAAAGCGTTGTTAATTATTACTCCGCCATAAGCACGTTCGGCTTTGATGTCGTATAGAGTTTGTACAAGGTCTGCACGCTTTAGTTCTGCTTGCTCTTTGTTATACTCATCTGTGTTATCAATTACTGTATCACCGTTTAAGCTTTCCCACGGTTCAAGTGCATACAGTGCTTTGTCTGTTTCTTCAATAGTTAAGCCTTTGTTGTGGTTGTACTCAACTATAAAGTCTGCACGTTGTTTTGATGTGTATGGTTTTTCTAATTTATATGACATTTTAATATTCTCCTTCTGCAAGATACCCACAAGTTTTCCAATAAGTGCCGTCGCCACTGTCTTGTATATAAATATAGAAATAAGTTTCAGTGAGTTGATAGGCTGAATTTAATAATATAGTTCCTGCTGATGACATAACATATGCGTGACTGGATTGATTGGCACTTACATAAATGCCAAGACCTACAGCTACTACATTATATTGAGTATCCTTATAGGCTTTCACAAGTTGTGTCTGTACATACCCAGTTGGTCCTATTGTAAGCCCCCACTGCTCGCAGTAACCATTAGACCACACGTTGTAACCTGATGTACCTTTTACGTAAGTGTCGATGATATGTACGTTAGTTGTTGTCAAAAACTCGGTTTGAGCTTTTGCCCATTCGTCTAATGTCAAAAATCCCCAACTAGCCCACCAATATGGCGTAGAGCTTGGGTCATTGCCTGTATTATCATCTTGAAGTGATTTGTAAAGGTTTAATGCGGTTGTAGTTGGAGTAAATACTACGGTTATAGTATCGTCGCTTGCTGGGTCGCCTGTTACTGTTATGCCGTATGCTGTAAAAATATCACTTATTTCATTACCTTTTAATGTCCACGCTGTACCATTGTAAGTAAACAAGTATGAGCCTGATTGGTTTGAAACGGCTTGCGCAAAAATAGAAATTGTTACATTTGCACCAGTGATTGTACCACTTACAGCTGTAGTTACACTTGCTGGAACAGTACTAGGGATTTTAACAACTGACCCAGTGTAATATGTACTTGTTGCACTGTATTCAGGAATGCCCTCTTGATACAAGTAATTAAGACCATAAGATTGAACATAGTCAACACCTGTACGTTCAGGTAGTGGAGGGAATTTTGAATTTGTCTGGCAAGCGTCAATCCAACCATTTCCCCACGCGTCTAAGTTTTGTATGGTTGCAACGTCATTTGTGCCTACGAATGTGCCAGCGCTTGCTGACCCAAATTGACCTATAAATGGTCCATTCGCACTATCTCCAGTTGGGTTGGCTGTTCCTCCAAATAGTTTATAAGTTTGTCTTGTTAATTTTGCCATTGTTTAACCTTTCATCTTTTCCTTAAGTAGCTGTAACGATTGTAATAGCTGTTGCACTCGGACGTGGTAAGTAACCCTTGTCATTTGCAACGGTTAAAATCTTATTCCATTTTTTATTAGTGCACGTATATGTTAATTGCATTGTATCCCACGTAGTGTAAATATTACCCTGTGACCAACTCCACACGGCATTGTCTATGTTACCACGTGTCATTTTGATTGAGTTTTGAATGATTTTTATTTTAATCAATCGTCTAAACTCTTTGTCAGATAGGTAACTAATTTGACCAGTTGCACCTAAGTCCATATTCCACGCATACATACCACCGTCAAGCGTTTCATAATTTGCATACGTGCTAAAGCCATACTGATTACTTTCATACCCGTTTTTAATCTGCTTGTAAGTCGGGTATGCAAAATATTGTGCCTCAATGTCAACATAGTCAGTAAATCTATTTGCACCAACCCAGTCGCCCACGTTATCAAGCTGTGTGCCTACAGAGTTTTCAACGTCCATACATTCATCACGAACTTGGAACAATAGCGCGTTAGCAAAAATGATGTCACATAACAGAGCCACGAAAGCCTGATTTTTGCTTGACATTCTGTATTGCATTATGATTAGGCTTTGCGCCCACTCAACAAATTGGTTTTGTAACTCTGTGTAATTACTCATCTAAACTTGTTCCTGTAGGTTGTACTACTGTTATCCATACTCTTGTACTGTCTGCTACAAATTGGTCGGCTAAAGTACTAGGGTTTACAACATCTTGCCACGTTGGAGCGGTATATTTTACTACAATACTTACACTTGAAGTAGTTGGAGTGCCTGTAACAGTTATACCAAAATCAGACGGATAACCACCGCCATTCGTATTCCACGTAATTGTGTCGTCTGCATAACTTCCTGTAAATGTGTATGTTCCCTCTGTACCTGCTGTATTAGTATATGGGAATTTTTGCTCGAATGTCCACCAGTCGCAAGTAGCAGTCAATCCACTGCTTGGAGTTAATGTACCTGTCATAACATCACTTGTTATTTGCAACCCTGTGCAATAAGCATTCCCGCCAGCTGTGTCTAATGCAACTTGAGCAAGTTCTACAAGTTCCGCACTGTATGCACTTTGACCAATATCATAAGTTAGGTCTTGGACTAAATACTGTGCTACCCCTGTAGTGTTTACGGTTTTTATTGTCGCATTTTGTTTAATCAATGCATTAAATTTGATGTACAACGGTACGGCAGTAGGTCTGTCAAAATTGACATTAACAACTTGCCCGCTGATACTAGCAATTGGCACGGTGACTTGTCCTCTTGTATCTCCACCGCCTTGATTGTTGTAAATAACATCTGCAATATCTGTGTTTGCTCCGCCCTCGACAATATACCACGTTGTGTGTGCTGGAGTTTCTGTGTCATCTGTTTCATTTGTGTAATTATCCCACGATTGAACTGAAATGACCCCATCTAATGCTCTCAATTGGCTTTCTGTGCTATCAACTGAATTACCACTTGCCAATGCAACTGATTGACTACGTCTTATTCTAAATGCGTTGTCGGTTTCTTCACTTGAGCCAATAGCGCTGTACCCAGTTGGATTATTTACACTTGTTATACCACGTATAATAGTGATTGGAGTTGTAAGAGTGTTGACTGTTGGTATAATTTCGCCCATTTTTTGCGCTCTGAATGGTAATGAAGTTGTACCAACACTTAAAGCAGTTGTATCAATCAAATAATAAACGTTTCCCGCATTGTCCTTTACACCGTAAGCGCTCGCACTTTCGTCATTATAGTTACCGTCTAAGCCGTCTAAAGTAACTGGTTGAGTTGCTGTGATTGAAATGTTTTGAAGAGTAAATGAACCCGCTTTACGTCTTAAGTAATTTATGGCATACATTTTATCTTGTTGTGCGCCATTGCAATTGTCGGGTATAGTTGAGTTATAAACCTCTGTCGCAATCTCTCTGTTTACTGTGCCTAATTCTGTTATAATCTGTGTAAACTGTCCGTCAGGTGAGTTGCTCTCAAAGTTAAGCTGTTGTCCGTCAGGTGAGTAAATTGTAGTTAAGTCGCTTTGTATGTTTTCCAACAAGGTTGTTGCGTCTTGTGTTTGAATACCATAGTTATTTACTTCATCAGTAGTTGCCATTTATTAAGCCTCTCCATTGTTTGAATAAGTCAAGTTTATTGCCTCGGTTGAATAGATTGTATAAACGTCCATTGAGCAATAGTAGTATCTACCCTCAAGGGTTGATGTAAAGTTGTCCAACAAAATTACACCTGTACGGTTTGATACAAGGTCTTGAATATCGACATCAAGTAACGCTTTTTGATTTTTATAACCTAAGCGTGTTTGCCAATCAATCCCACTATCTAACGCAAAAAAACAATCATTTTGCCATTCATTGAGTGCGGTATAGATATCTTGTTCTATGGCACTTTGATTAGTTCTATATGAACCGTATCCTCGTCCAAAGTCCCAATCTTCTGTACCGTCATTATTTTTAATCATTGCTCTTACTAACATTTGTTATCCTTTTGGAGCTGTTGTGTCTTGTCCCTCGTTGCCGTTACCGTGCACGTGGTTCATAAGACTTATACCACCCGCTACAATGTCCCCAGTTGCGGTAATTGAGCCACTGACATTAAGATTGCCCGTTACGTTTACACCGCTGTCGCTTATTTCAAGCCTTGTGCCATTGTAGTAAAGGTTTAAGCAACCCGCTGAATAGCTTGGCAAATTAACTAGGCTGTGCATACCGCATAAGAAAATTGCGTCTGTTATATGATGTGAACGGATGTATTGAGGCGGTACACTTTCCCCAGTCAAGTACCAACTTTCAAGCTCTCTGTCATTGAATAGGATTAAACCCTCGTCGCCAATGTTTAAAGGATAAGTAAATCCCATATTGGCATTGCCCATAAAAAATACTTTTGCTCTGATTGGTTCAAAGTCCTCACTGATTGGAATACCATTGTTATCAAAGCTTTTAATGTATTGTTGTGCAATTTGTACTTGAACGGTGCATTCGTCGGGATTAAACTCAACCACTTTGCCAATTCTTACGCAATTAAGACGGTTGTAAAGTACATCTTCTTTGAGGGTTTCTGTGTAAACGGCTAAGTCGGGGAAGTTACGTTGATTTATATAGTTTGTACTCATTGTTATCTTTTTGCTCCTCTTGCTCCTAACGTACTTTGAACGTGAATTACTGCGTTACCGCCTTTAGTCGGATAAAATAAATAACAATACTTATCCCAATAGGGATTAAAAACATTATTATAAGCTGTTTGGGTATCTACACCCAGTAATTGAAAATCAATTGCTCCCCCTGCTAAATGTTTACTTTCTGCCTTTGCATTCGAATAAAGTGCATTGGTTTCTTTTGTCCGCCACCCTGATGTCACTTTAATCTTAACGTTTTTGTAATAGGTATTTACAAAATTAGTTAATTTTATAGCAATTGTTTGACAATTATATAAAATGTCTTTTGAGATTTCTGCATTTATGTCTGCGTTAGTATTTAAGCTTTCACCACACTTAACCATTTCTTTCCAACTCAAACGTTCGGTAATTTTTTTTGTATAGCCTGATATATCTCCGTTATTATCTTTGATGTATCTATAAACTTCCTCAACGCTTGCACCATAACTTCCATTAACTGGTTCAATCTGGTTGCCTGTAACCATTTGAAAACCACCGTTAATAGTCTCCCCAGTGGTCATATATGGAGAGTTACTTAAGCCTTGACCAGTTATAAGGTTAACGGTTGTTATTCTTTGACCTGAAACACGTCCGCTAATTGTGCCTCGGTGAGTTAGACCACAAAGAAAATATGTGCCTGAAAACTCGCTTGCTATATCGCTCTGTATTTCAAGTAATTGACCAACGTACAGAGAGGGATTTAGAATGCTATCTGCAACGACTTCTTGCCCTTGCCTATACGGAGTACCAATTAACCCATTTTGTGCGTTTAAAACGGTTACACCAATGTTTAAGCACTCATTTTCATTGAGCGTATTAATCTTTGCATTGTCTATAAATGTTTGATTATTGGTAATCTGTTGAATAATCTGGAGTGGAGTTCCTTTAAAGGTTGTATCAGTTTTAAACTGACCCTCTAAACGTCCGCAACTTCCTATTTCGCAATCTTCCATAAGGTTTACAAGGTAAGCGTATGCCTCTTGGAATGTTGTGCCCGCAGTAAATGTATGTACACCGATATCAGGTTGATTATAACCAACGTCAAGGGCTTGTATTGTAGTTTGTACATCTACGCCACTTCTATGTGAGTAAGCCTCTTGCATCATACCACTGAATAGCAAAATCAATTGGTTTTCATAGCCAGCCCAAAACTTAACATATTTTTTTGTAACCAACCAACGTTCAAGAAACAAATTTGAGCGGGTAGCGGGTGCAAGGTTGTAAATGGTAAAACTAGCGGTATTTGATTGTGCAAAAGTGTTTCGTACAATATTAAACTCGATAGTTAAGGGATAGCCAAAAGTTACAACCTGTGCCTCACCTTTTTCATCATAGTAAGTAACTTCCATACGCCAAATACATTGATGTGGATTTGAACCCTCGAACTCGTTACTTATTCCGCCTGTTAATGTTATACTATCCGCCATAAATTTCTGTTTCTATTTGTTGCACCTCTGAACTATCTAAGAGATACATATTTACTCTTTGATTTGCAAAATCATCAATTGAGCACGGCTCTAAATCGCCTAATGCAGTAAAGGCGATTCCCCAGTTAATATTATTACGCCATTGTCTTAAGATATTAGGGTGCAATACTACTTTCATACCGTAAACGGTTAAGGAATTACTTACAATATCCATATACCACGCATATTGACTTGGTGCATATTTTAAGGTTATTGACGCGCTTTCATTTTCGGTAACTTGGGCTTGAAATGTTTGCCATGCGTCTGATGTTATTGATAAAATTTGTTGCATAATTATTTTACAAAGAAAGAATATAAGTCACTTTTCAGTTTAACGCTTTGCGTACTTGCTACGCCTGTATTGGTTTCGCTTGCTTGTTGTTGAGATACTAACAAACTTTTTTCTGATTTTGTTGCGTTCCTTGTTGTTGAACTTACATAACTCCATTCTTGAAGTTTGATTTCAACGGTACTTTCATACAACGTATCAGATTGGGTCATTATGATGTCAATGATTGCCATATTATCTAACAATTTGTATGGCGTCCATACGGTAATTAATTGACGTTCTGTCATTAAGGTTTCAAGCTTATCTAAAACAAATTGTTGGTTAGATTGGCTTTGAGTAACTGGTGAATAGTCATTAAGTAATGCCACTGCCATTTCTGAATAACGGTTTACACTATCCTCAATGGCTTGAGCTGACGACCTTAATAAAGAGGTAGCACTTGAAACGCTTGGAGAAACAAAGCTTAATCCATTAAGCCAGTTAGGAATATATTTGTTTACTGTGTTTACATAGTGTTTCGGTGCTGTGTAGATTTTTTCACCAATCAGACCGCTAACTGTGTAAACTCTGGGTTTAATCGCCCAGTGGTCATTCAAAGGGACGTTGTCCTCTGTGTAATGAGTTGTTATATCACTTGATAACTGGATTGAATTGTTTTGAGGGATACCAAATTTTCTAAATAAAAACATATCCCCATATTTATGACTTCCGCCACGCTGACTAAATAACACCGCTGGAAGTTGATTTATTTCATCAAAAGGGGCGTTATTTAATGCCACATAATTATTTTTAAAATTATTAATAGATGAAACAATTGACATTATACATACGCCCTTTGTTGAGGAATTATTGAACTAAATTGACTTACAATGTTATTACCGACGGCTTTGTCTGCTCGTTCGGTTGTGTTAATCGTAACATTGTTGTTTTGATTAATGGTTGAATTTTGAGGGGTAGGCATATTTTCTACACCCTGTTGAGGGTTTACTAAATTCATTACTTTTTGCCCTAAGTTTTCCCCTATTTTTTCTGCCTTGTTTATTACTAAAATTGGGATTTTAGGTATATTACTTAAAAGTTTAGTAGTAGATTGAGCAAATTCTTCTACACTTGGTAAAGCCTCTTGAACTGCCTCCCCTAATTTTTTAAAGCCCTCAACCGCTAACCCTGTTATGCTATCACCACCCGCAAAATAAACGGCTAAGTCGTCCATTATAAGATATAAAGCAGTAAAGCCAGCAATAAACGCAGCTAAAGCGGGATTAGCTACTGTTAACGCAACACCAAAGGCTATAAGAGCAACCTTAATAGTATTCAATAATTGAGGAACTTTAGAGAATTGCTCTACAATATTAGTAACGTGTTGCCCTAAATGGTTGATAGTAGGTAATATTTTTATTAATATTTCTTGTCCAGTTTTCTGTAACTGTAAATGAATTTTCTTAAGCTCTAAGCCTAACTTGTATGCTTTTTCTTGTTGTTCGGGTGACAAAAATAGGTTATTGACTTCTGCCATTTCCTCTTTTGTCATTCGTAACATCATCAAGTCGTCTGCACTAAAGCCCATACGCTGAATGATGTTAACGGCTTTAATGTCGTCAACACCTTTGATTGCCTCACGGACTTCCTCAACGATTTGCTCTACAGATTTGCCATAAGGATTGATGGCTTTACCACCAAAGAATGCCAGTTCTTGGTAAGGTGAAACATCTCCACGACCCATTTGAATGTCAAGCAAGTTGCCAGCCACATTACTTAATGAGGCCGCCATACCCTCACGTGTTGCATTGTAGTTAACCAGTGATGAGGCGCTTGCGTACTTGTTTAATGTGCCTAACCCTACGCCTGTAGTACGTGAAAAAGTAATGGCTTGTTGGTTGGCTCTATAAAAAGCATTTGCCATACGGTCAAGCATTCCTATTGTACCAACTACAGCCAATGCCATTGTACGCATAGCTTGCATATTAGCACGCAAGGATTTTGAAAAATTGTCTGTGCTTGCAGTTAGCTTTTTATTTTTTTCTTCAAGGGATTTACTATGCTTTTCCAACTGTTGCATTTGCTTATCAGTTTTGTCAAGCTCTTTAGTATTTCCCTTAATGCCTAAGGCTATGAAAAACTCGCCTAGTTTCATTGCTTTTTCCCTTTGTTTAATTCATAGTAGGTATGTTCATAATCTTTGCAAGCGTTATCGAAATGAAACGCATTAAAGACTTCATCAATTGGTGCTTGATATGCAAGGCTTGGGTTACCACCGTACCAACCTGATTTACATACACTCATTACAAGCATATCTAAGTAGTCGCATTTAAAGACGAAATGAGGCTTAAGACCGTTTGAAACTTCCCTGTCTTGCACAAAGTAGTTAGGCTCTTGAAAAAAGGGCGTAAGTTTGCCTCCATACAAGCATAGTAGATTTCATAAATATCGTTCCTTGCCTCTGGATGTTCATCAAACAAAGTCGGAGTAATTTTAAAATTATTCCACGTGCATATTTTTAAGCACGGAATAAGTGCCGTTTCGATTTCGTCTGATATATCTATTCCAATTAAAACATTTTTCGCAAAGTCCAATAAACCAGTAACGTCTATATTGCGGTTGAGTAAGTCCGCTCCGTTACTTTCAATCTTCAAGCCTGTATTATACTTTTGTAGTTCAACAAGTAATGCTTTTTTTAAGGCTTTAACATCTGCAATAGTTGCACAATTGATTACAACTTTTGCCTTTTCATTTTCTGTAGTAAATTCCATATTTTTCCCCTCATTAGACCCTCTCTCCCCCCATAAGAGTTTTTAAGCTCCTATGAGGGGTGAGGGGTCAACCTTTATTACAAAATACCACGGTTATTATTAGCAAATACTATTTTATATTCAACTAACGCTTGTTCTGTGTTTCCATCTACTGCACTTGTTACAGTAGGGATTTTTGAAACCATACCGCCAGCTAACATATAAGTGATGTATCTGATATTGCCAGCACCGTCACCAATCTTTTTGATAACTGCACCTGTTGCTAATACTGTACTTGCAAATTCTTCTAAATCAGGGGTCAAACCGTTTAGACGTCTGTCGTCAGGTGAACCAGCTAAGACTGAAACGGTTAAGGTTGCAGTCTTGCCAGGCTGATTTAATGCAAATACGGTATTACCATTTTTTCCTCTTTCCAATGCTACAAGGTCATTAGGTACTTCCAATGAGCCGATAGTGCCTTGACCAAAATATGTAAGAGGTATGTCATTGACTATAATTTCGTCATTTCCTGTTAATGCATATTCTGCCATTTTATTTTCTCCTACGCTTGAATATTGATGATAACAGATGAGCTGTGTATTGAGCCAGCTCGTTTAATTGCGATACTAATTAAAGGTGCCTCTCTGTTTTCTCTTTCTGTTTGTGATTGTTGAGAAATTGGAATACTATAAATGTAGTATCCAAACTTTTCTATAGCCTCTTGGAATACTTCAGGGTCACCAAATGGGATACTATCATTCCAAGTTAATCCTGTTCCGATTGAACCATTTCTTACACCCTGTTCAAGAACGGTTTGAGCGGAGTTCTTAAGTCCTGTGATACCTTTGTTTGTTTGAGGTATCTTTGTATTAGTTTTTCTCAAATAATTGAATAACGCTACTTCTAAGGCTTTTTTAAGCCATAAATTCATTGTAGCCTCGTCAGTATACAAACCATTTGAGAATGAGTAAACGCAAGATAATCCCGCAGTATCGCCATAGATATCTACGCCATTTGTTTTTGCTGAATTATAATATGTTTGATTAAGGTTTGTATCTGCACTTGTCCCTGTCAATGTTTTCAAGTTCATTGTCAAGGCTGTTTCTGTGCCACTGTAATTAGTTGAGCAAGCAATTGAGGCATAAGTTGCAATTGCTACTTTAGCGTCTTGTTGTGTTCCTGTTGAGTAGCATAACAATCTTGTTTGTGTCAATTCTGCTGAACTAATGCTTTGACCTAAGACCGCCATATTATTCAATGAGTGAACTGCCTCATAGTAAATGCAATCTTGAGTTTGAACATATTGAGCATTTGCCAATATTCTTGCGTTTTCACATAATTGAGTAGATAAAACACCGCCAAAATAGAATTTTTCACTAGCTTCTGCAATTGCCTCGGCTAATGTAGTTCCTGAACTGTCTTGACCTGCTGTTTCACTATCATTGTTCAACAAATAAGGATATACAGTATTAGCAACGGAATAACTTGCGTAAGTGCCTGTTTTTGACGCACAAGTTTCGCTATCAAAATAAGATGTTCCCGCAAGGTCTGTACCTGATGTAACATCTACAGTTGCACCGTCTTGAAGTGTTACTGTTCCGGTTGGAGCTGGTTGTAATACTACGCTTGAATAGCCACCGATTGCATTTGATGTAAATACAAGTTCATTTGTTCCTGATGTTGTCAAGGTTACTGGTACATTATTTTTTGTAAACAAGTCGGTTAATGTATTTGAAATACCGCTTACATCACTTGCACCACCCATATTTATATCAGTTAATAAGTATTGAATACCGTCAACATAGAGGTTTAAAATGCCGTCTGTTACGCTTGCGAAGTTTGCCATTGTTGAAGTCAATGAGCCAGTTGTCAATGTACCCGCAGTTCCCTCACTTGTTTTTGTTGGTTCAACTGGGGCGCAAGAACTTTCTGCACCTAAACGTCTTGAACTGAATTGTAATTGATTTGTGTTAACAACTGTTATATCGCAGTCTAATCCTGCGTTATTTAAGACTGTTACAATATCTGCAACGGTTGAGATTGATGTAAAGTTTAGATTATTTACTGTGTACGCTGTTCCGTCGATTGTCAATGTCATTGTACCGCTTGAAACGGTTTTCAATGTTGCTAACATGGCATTTGTAATTGCGTGAGTTGTGAAGTATGCTGATGTAGCGTTTACGCCACCAAACGGATAAACGATTACTTGACCTTTACCTGTGATTAGGTTAGGCGCTGGCATGAACATACCAGTTCCCATATTAGCGGTCAATGTTCCTGTTCCATATTCCTGAATGATGTCATTAGCGTTTACTGCCCAAATATAAGGTTCTACGCTTAATGGTACTTCATTCGTGAATATACAAATATTGTTTGTAGCAAAATCACTTAAACCAGTTGGAGTATTGGTCAAAGAGATGTTTACTGTATTTGTAAGTGCAATAGTACCCATTAATTTGTCCTTTCGTTATTTACAAAGTTTTTCATAGATTTTATTAATAGTTTCTGTTATGTGAGAAATCTGTTTTTCAAGTACTCTGAACGATTGCAATGTTGCATAACGTTCTGAAATTTCGTCAATAATCTCCCTGTGAGTACGCTCTAATTGGTCGGGCGTTACAAAGATGTGAGATTGTATAAGTGCCACTATTACAAGGGCAATATATGGGGTAATGTCGTTCAAATTAATATTTTCCATTCCTAATTTCCCCCCACTTCTGGATTATTCATTATATCAAGTTTGATAACGTTTTTGTTGTCGGCTTGAACAGTTGCGCTAAATGTGTCATAATAGTCAACCGTTGTAGTTTTTGAATGCCATAATAAAACGTCAAATCTTATGGCATATCTGTTAAGCTCTGAACCACCCTCTAAGCCTGATAAGTTTTGAGCCTGTGAGATGTTAGCTATTTTAAAATTGTATTGCTCTTGGAGCTGTTCTGCTAAGGTACTATTCAAAGCCAACTGAACCTCGTTGTAACGCATTAGAGCGTCTGTATTCTTTGAATAGATATCAATCTGCATAGACCTTTTTTCATTGCTGTGTACGGTCTCTGAATAGCCTGTATCAGTATCCGCAAAATCTGTGTGCAATGAGTATATTTGATTGCTTAAGGTTGAAACGGTAACCTGTATTTGTGGAGTATTGAATAAAAGTATGTTTTGCCCTCTGATAACTACACAAGGGATTTCATTCCCATTCTTATCTATTCCCCAGTTGTCGGGTAAGTTCATATATGTTTGTATTAGATTGCATATAATTTGTTCGATTGGTAATTGCATTAATTTACATCCTGATATGCATTAACAAGTTCATATTCTTCAAAACCGTTTAAGCAATAGTTCTTGGCATTCATTACCTTGTATTCAACACCTTTAAAAATAACGTGGTCACCAGCGTTTAAATCGCCATTGCTACATTTACAATGCAACCAAAACCATTGCCATGAGCGCATTCCCTCGGGTTTTGACATCAATTTTGCCATTGATAAAGGTTGCCAAACACCTTTAAGCCTTATTTTCTTTTGTGTTTCTTGTTTAAAACCGTTTACAACAGATTGAGTAATTTTAATCAATTCTATTGGATACTCCCAGTCGGTAAGAGTATCACGCATATTTACAAATGTCCAATTATCGCCATAAGTATATGTCATTGTTTTTTCTCAATCTCGTATGTTACTGCGTTTTTCAATGTTCCTAAATTCTGTAACGGTTTGCTTGAACCTTTGAGCATTACGGTAAGTGGACTATTTTCTGCCCAACTTCCCCAACCTGATGTTTCAAAGGCTTGCATAATTGTTTCTAAAGCTCCTGCGCCAACCATTGTAGCTATACTTTGCAAATCCCCTGTTTTTTCAAAGAAATAAGTAAAGTCTTGTGTGGTCATTCCTTTTTTAATGTTTTTTAAAAATACTGACCTATTCTTAAGACTATCCCCTAACCAACTCCTTGCGGGAATATGTATATGTGTTGCCTTAAGATGTACTCCAAAATTGTACCAAAACCAACCACGCATTTTATCCGTGACTTTAATGTCTGCACCGAACTCTTGTAAAGCTCCTAATCCGGCTTCGTCCATATCCTCGCTTACGGGATTATCTCCGCCTTTTCCTTTGAGCAAGCCAACCTTTACGCTGTACTGTTCGCCCATAGCTTTTATAAGCTTTTTGAGGTTACCATAGTTGATTTCGGTCTTAAGTTCACCCATTAGTTGTTGCACCGTTTACAAGTATAACATTCCCAATCATATAAGGATAGATTAAGGATAAGTATTTCAAACCATAGCCGTTTGAGGCGTATATGGACATTGTAGGGCTTTTCATTACCCATTGAGGTATAGAATAACCCTCGGATACTGAACCCACGCTCTTGCTTGTCGTAATGCCCGCATAATTGCCTCCGCTTGCGTTACGAAAATCAAGGGTTAGATAAAAAGCTGTCAAATATAAAAACACTAGGTTTTGTGTTTCTACATTCGGGAATAAACTTATGTTGAAATTTATGTCAGCCTCTAACATGGCGGTTAAGATATCACTATCTTGCGTATAGTTTAATACGCTGTCACTGTAGCTAGTCCAATCAGTAGTATTGGTAGGCAGTGTGCTAGTTACTCCGCTTGCTACTATGCACTGATAAAACGCACCGTTATAATAAACGATATCGCCATTTGCATAAAGGTTAGTCGGAATATATACTGGCAAATAAGTCGGGTTAAAACGTGGGAACTGGATTTTAAAATCCGCCACACATATCTGGCTCATAACTCCACTTATGCCTATTGTCTGTGATGATAGTTCTGTCATAAATTCCTTTGTAATTGAGGGGGGAATAAATCCCCCCAGTAATTACTTAATTAGTTCTGCAAGTTTTGCATTAGAGATGTTTTTAGCAAATTCTAAACCCTTTTCCTCTGCAATCTTTAGCATTTCTTTTCTTGTCAAAGCAAGTACTTCTTGTGGAGTAACTTCCTTGGCTTTAAGCTCTGCAAGCTCCTCTTTAAGTTTTGCGATTTCTTCGGGTGCAATTTCTTCAATTACTCCCGCACATTTTTTAAAAGCCTCTGCCATATCTTTTGCAAATTCTCTTACTTCGCCTGCTTTAAAGATTGTTGAGCCGTGCATATAAGCTCTTGTTGCTGTGTTTCTTAGTTTCATAAACCCCTCCTATTCACTAAGATAATGCAGTTTGACCTGCAAGGTAAAGCATTGAGTTAGTACGTTTCAAGTATGGTGGTATAAATTGACCGTGTGCTTGAGATACTAAGTCTAATGAACCTTGAGGGAATAGAGGCATTGGAGTATAAGGAACTGGCAAATAAGCCTCTAAGTTATCAGCGTCATCATTGTAAAGTACGATTACAGGGTTTGTACCGTCAACTTCTGGAGTGGTAGAACCAGCTGTGCCAGACATTGCGTTGTTAGCATAAGCAACAGGCAAAATTCTGAAGTCTTCACCGTTTACACGTTTCATTGCGTCTTCAAGTACTTGCAATCTATTCAAACCATATTGACCAAATGGAGTTGTCAATGCAAAATATTCTTTTGCTGGCAAAATCATTCTGTTAAAGTTCATTGTGTAATCAGCATTTTGTTGATATGCTGGAGCTAATTGTGCAATGAATGTTGTAAATTGTGCGTCTGTCATTGCGGACAATGCTTGAGTGTAAACAGATGTATTAACTGTAACATCTGATTGTGTCAAGATACCTTGTTGTGAACCGTCTGACAAACCATTGAAGAATGTTTTTTGCAACATCAAATCCCATGTTTTCTTACGGGCTTTTTCTTTTTCTTCAACGATTGAGAATGTAGCGTCGTTAATTCTACCCATTTGAGCTAACTCATTAGTGATAGAGTAAACTGCACGCCAGAAGTTATTTTTAAGGTTCAAAGCACCAACTTGGATTGAAACGTTCATATCTTTGTTGATACCGTCAGCACTTGGATTGATAAGACCTTGTTCTCCGTCATTACCAATATAGTTTACTGCGTATTGCAATAATTGAGTTGCATAAGCACCTGCACCAACGTTAATTTTAACGAAGTCAGACAACTTATGTCCGTTTAATTCATAGAATTTCTTTTCTACAACGCCAGCAAGAATAGTGGTCAATGTAGTAATTGATTGTTCTAAACCAACTGAAGCACCAACCCCAGAGTTGTTAACTGTACCCATAAGGTTGTTGCGCAATTGGTTTTTATATCTGTCTTTAGTTAAGATACCAATTGTTTCCATATTTCTAATTCCTTTCTAATTAAAATGATAATTGTACTTGTACAAGTCCGTTTGCTTCACCAACTGTTATGGCTGTACCGATTGTGCCAGTGCCAGATGATTTAGAAACTTGGTTGCCACCTGTAACTGTTACAGGGTCGCCCACTGCTACACCTGCGCTTGCACCAACTGCCATATAAACGATATCACCGCTTTGAGCAAGTGCAACTTTGTCACCTGCAACATATTCGCTAACTCTTGGGTCATAAACTACAACACCGAATGGAGCTGTTGCTGTTGCGTCGATTTCAACAACTGGTGCTAGTGAATTTGTTGAAGCAGTATCAAGTTTTACTACATAACCAAATCCTACTGGAGTAGTTGATGTTGAAGCACTTGAAATTACTGCGTTGTGGATTTGAGGGTGATTAGGAACTTGTGCATACATACCTGCAACTGGCTCTATATTATACCCTGTTAATGAAAATGCTTGTGCCATTTTTTACTTCCTTTCTTGATTAGTAATTTTCACCTAACTTTAATCTATCTTCTTTTGAAATGTAGCCAGTGCCATATTCATAAGAACTAGAATTATTTACTACACGTCTTGCAATTTCTGCGTAATCTACTGAATTTTTTACGTCTGCAATACGTTTTTCTTTTTCAAATTCTTCTCTGTCTTTTTCGTCTTCGTTTTTACATTTGTTGTCACGTGAACGTTCAGAGTTTGTATAAGCGATTTCTTCGGCTTTTTTGATTACTGTTCTGATGTCTTCATCATCACATCCAGCAGATTTCATAATTCCACCGATTTCATCGATTAGCTTACGTTTGTCTGTTTTATCTGCGTTGTCGCATTTGTTTCTGCGTTCGTTATCTCTTTCGTCGTCGCATTTGTTGTCTTTTCTGTTACGACGTCCGCAGTTATCTTCTTTTTCGTCGTCTGCGTGGTCACGTCTGTTGTCACGTTCATCATCACAACGATTTTTTCTTTCGTTATCACGTTCGTCGTCACATCTGTTTTTACGATTGTCACGGTCGTCACGTTCTGAACCCTCGTAAGCTATTTTTTCCATTTTTTTAATAGCTGTTCTGATGATTTCGTCATCATCACCTGCTGATTTGAGCATTCCTGCTACTTCATCAATAAGTTTTCTTTTATCAACTTTGTCCATATCGTCTTTTTCCTTTCTTTCGTTATTTACGATATCTTTTATAAATTCTGTTAAGCTGTTTAGTACGTTATCCATAGGTTTTTTCTCCTGTTTATCTTTTGAATTTATCACAATATTAGCCCTTTCATATCTCGGGTCTTTGACTAAGGCAAGGTGTAAGAACTCACCATCAGTAAATTCCATATCATAATCAAGGCTGTTATGCGTACCTGCCTTGTTATCTGACACAAAGTCATAAGAACAAGAAACGTTCCAACCTTGATTTTTGACTAGGTCTATCGCTTGTGTATCCCAGATGATACCTGAACAATAGTACCAACCGTCATTATCGTCATACCATACATCACTGATAACACCTACTCTTTCGTCGTCTGCGTTCTCATCTGTGATTGTTTCGTGGTTGATAATAACAGGGCAACCTATCATTGTTTTAAGGAACTTATCAAGCGTTTCTTTGGTAATAAGTACATTACCTAAATCTTTGTAATGTACCAGACCCGCTTCAATAAACCTTGATGTGAACTTACGTCCTTTGCCTTTTTCCTCAAGAACGATATCGTCTTGAAGTTCAAGCCCGTTTGTAACTGTTAAATTTTGTTTTGATTTTAGCATTGTTTATAAATTTCCTTATAGAGTTTATGACCCCTTTTTGTGAGGCTAATAACCTCTCACGGTTTTGAAAAAATTCTTTGTTGATAGCGGGCGACATTGAACAACGGCAATTATACGTTTCGCCGGGCAATCCATATTGCATAATCCCTTTTTTGTTATTATAAATCATTGGGGGACTATCAAATCTATATACATTACCATTCAAGTCCTTATGCAATTCCCTTGTACGCTCGTCCATAACTGCGTGCCATTTGAACTCTGTAAAACCCTCTTCCACATATTTTGAACGGAAGTAACTAGCGGTTGCTATTGCACTCTCGTTACGTGCTAGGAACTTAGCTTTACGTGTTCCTATTTTCCATTCTCGCTCGATGTAATTGCTTATAGTTTTGATTGATTTCCCCTCAAGTGCCATTTGAGCAACTACTTCACGCATTTCAACTATTTTTTCCTCTGTCCAATTTTGTATCCAATAGTCTAAATTATGCGTGTATCTTTGAGCAATCTCATTTTTTTGCCAGTTGGTCAATTTCGGAGTTAAGAACGGTACTTTTTTGTCTTTAGCCTCTTTATATACCCTACGCTGTAAATCGTTCATTATCTCTTTTACAGTGCCCTCTATTACAAATGTTTTCTGTAAATTAGTAAGATTGTTGAACTGGTCGGTAAGATATTTTTGAATTGCATACGCTTTAATAACCGCTTGCGCTTGAGAATAGTCGAACGCTTGAGCAATACCAATTGGTAACTTTGATTTTGATATAACGTAAGCATTTAATTTCTTTGAGTATTTTGCACCCAGTGCTTCAAGTTCTTTTGCCATTCGGTTGCTAAACCGTCCTGAAACACTGTAAATAGCACCGTCTGAATAGATTAATTTATTTCCTTGAATGTAAGTAAATAAATCATCAACGCTATTGTTAACTGTGGTTTTCTTCAGGATTAGAAAACATTCTTTAAAAATGTTCTCCCACATCCATTTTTCCATTACTCGGATTATTTTACGTTCATAGCTTTTCTTATATGTAAGATTTCGTAAGAACTTCATCAAAATCCTCGTCTATGTCGTTGTCGTCAATTGCGTTAAGTTCTTCATCACTAAATAAGACAATACCCTCGTTATTAAGCTGTTCAGCTACTTGGGTCTTTGTCATTATGCCCGCACCTAATAACTGCAACCAGTTATTAATCTTGGCGGTTTGTACTTCAAGCACTTCTTTTTCAGATAGTACTCTTAATGGTTTCCATTTGATACGGATATCATCAACATTACGCCCAAACAACTGGTAACAACGTATTTTAACCATTTGTTTTAATATTGGCGTGCTTGGTACTCTGATATCGCTTGAAATCATTGCGTTATAGTTTTCAATGTCAAGTTCTGCACCTGTACCTAATCCGTTAGCACCTTTTCCAAATACCTTTGAATAAGGTAACCTAATTGCCGAACAGATAAGCAAGAATATTTTTTCCAATATCTGGTCTAATGAGCCAAAAGATAATTGCTTTTGTTCGTATTCATCTTGACTATCTAACGCAAGTAATGACTTGTAATTTTTTTGCGTGCTAGCAATCTCTAAACGCTTTTTAATGGCACTTTCACCCGCAGGGGACATAAGTGTCTCAGCTAACCCAAAAATCTTAACTACGTCGATTTTAGCCTCGTCTAACAGTTCAAATATTACACTGTTAGCCTTAACATATTCATTAAGTTGTGGGATAACTGCTTCTAAGATACTAGCACCCCAACCTTGTAACAAGTTTTGAATGTAATAAGGTTGTGGAGCACCACAGTAAGTAAATATCCTTGATTTGTCAACTGTAAATGACATATCCTCAAGGTTGTTATCTTGGATTATAAACTGGTCTGCAAGTCTTAAGTTTGAGGCATTCTGAACGCATTGCCAACGGTCTAATGCCATAAACTCAACGTCTTTTTTATAAATTGTTGCAGGATTAAACGGAGTGTCAGGTTTTTGATTAGTGTTAACAAAAATCAAACCACCACCGTATAAACGTCCCCAACGGATACAATCTTTCAAACGTTCAATGTCTTGAGCGTTATTCATATAATCTTGAAGTTGTTCAAGCTCGTCAGCCTCAAGTGTATTGCTGTCTAATTCAAAACCACCGTCCCTAAATGCGTCCTCAACTGGTAAGTCAACCGCAAGCTTAACAAAGCTGTTTGACTTATACATATTAGCCAACGGCACCCAGTTTAAAGAAAGTAGCAATGGACTAGCAGTTTGGTAAGAGGTAAACGGAGATTGTATTTCATTCCCAATGTTTAAAGCACTAGCAAGTCCATTGTTAACGGTTGAATTTGATTGATGAGAGATTTTAGCTTGTTTTCTTTTTTTCATAAAACTTCAAAGATTGTTGCACGTTTGTGTGCAATAGTATTATTGATTAGATGGACTAAAGCGTCCGTAATATCATCGTGTTCTTGCGTTTGTTCTCGGTTGAACTCCTCAAGCTCGGATAAAAGCAAATTATTAAAGCCATAGTTTTCATCAACTGGTAACATAACGTTACCACTTTGCATATATTCTAAGACTTCCTCTACTCTGGCAAGCTTATCTTTGTTTACTTCAATAGGGATTACTGGCATGCCTGTCTTCCCTCTCAACTCTTGGATTAACTGTTGACCGCTTGCTTTGTTTTCAATGTACACCGCTGTACAAGATGTATGATAAATATCAAATTGATACTTGTTAAACAAATTAACTGCAACTTGTTTTAATTCTGGATACTCATAGCGTCCGTGTATCATTTCCAATATGTGAAGTTTTCCCTCAGTGGTAACTCCACCAACCAGACCGCAACTATAGTCGGCACTTTCCTTAACGCTTATGGCTGTATCCCACGCTATAACAATTTTTTTATAGCGGTTAAGTGTAATGTCCTGAGGCGTGTAATATGTGAACCAATCACGCTTAATTAAGTTTCCGTTTTCCGCAATCGGTTCAGCTTGATATTGAGCTTGAAACATATAGTTATTCTTTTGAAGTTCGGCTATACGTTCCGCTGTGTATTGGCTCGGTAATGTACAATTACCATTACTATCAAGTAAGGGTTTCTTAAGTACTTCATATTTGTACTTTTCAATCAGAAAACCTGATAAATCATATTTGTGCAGTCTTTGCTGTACACATAAGACTGGTACTTGAGAATTGTTTACACGGCTTAAGAGTGTTTCCTCAAAATATTCACATACCTTTTGTCTAAGACGTTTGTAACGAATGTCTTGCGGTTTGTTCGGGTCGTCTAATATGAGAATACCACCAAACTTTTTACTGTTTCTAAGACCCGCACCAAAGCCTGTGATTGAGCTACCCATAGCACTAAATAAAATAACACCACCCGCATAAGTGGTTATTTTCTTAGTTGAATATGTGTTTTTCTTATTCTCTTGTTGATTATACTCAAGCCAAAAATCATTGACGGGTAAGTCCTCACTTTCAAGCTCTTGATACAACCTATGCGGATACATTGCTCTATATAACGGATGTTCTAATATTTCCATTATATGCTGTGCAATCGTTCCCAGTAATTGCTGTGAGAATGATGTGTAAATAATGTTTGACTTGGGGTTATTGGTTATGCACCATACGACAAAGTATTGAGAGATTGTAGTCTTTGCACTTCTTGGAGGTAAATTTAATACGGCTCTTGGTTTCTTGCCATTATAAATGTCCTCAAAGAAATCAAATAAATCTTTATGTAATTCCTCTTGAATGAACCGTGTTCCCTCAATTTTGTTAAACAAAAATAAGAACCAGTCTTTAAAGCCTCGTTCTATTAACCTTTGTCCTAAATATTGAAGTAAGTCGGTATCATCAAGCATTAAGTCCCCTCATCTATAAGCTTATCAACCTTATGTTTTTCCGCTTGGGATACAAAAACCTTTTGAATTTCCATTCCGCCTTTAATCTCTGTTGCGTCTTTTTCAATCGTCAACTTGAGTAATTCGGTAAGCGGTTTAGTGTCCCCACGTTCTAAAGCCTGTGTACAAGCTTTTACGTGGTCTTTGAATATGTTCGGATTAGCTCTCAGGATGGCTCTGTAGTTCTCAAGGATTGAACTTGTTTTGACTTTTGTGTCAGCTGTCTTTTGTTGATTAGCTAAATCTTTAATGTTATGTTTCTTAACGTGTCTTAACTTATCTTTACAATCCTTATCAGCCATAATTACGCCCTCAAAATTTGTAAATTGATTAAACCGTAGTTGTTTTGTAAATGACCTGTAATGTTGTCACAAAGGTTATTTACGCCTCTGTTATTTGTTTCTATACCGTCTAATAAACGTAATGTATCAGCCAATAAGTCTGATAGTTTTTTGTAATTTTCTAAATCGTCGTCTAATTCTACATCTGGGATTAACGGAATTGCCATTTTAAGATATTGGGGGCTTGGCAATGGTCTGTCATCTGAACCTAACAAGGCAGTTTCCTTAAGTTCATCAAGAAAATCGTCTATGCCGTCATAAACTCTATCAGCAAGTAAATGTTTTGCAAAAAATGCCTCACCGTGACAAGTGTAATGGATATCTTTACAAAAGTTCTGAATTGCTACAAGATACGCAATCAACTGGTTTATTTTCTCTGTCATAATGTCTTGTCCCATTAAAATCATAAATATGACCGTTCTTTTGATAAAGCCACGTCATATTTTGTAAACTTCCTTTAGCAACGTTTTGGTTGTCGCTTTGTGCTAATGCTAGTCGGTTGAAGTAATTAAGTGTTGAGTAAATGTCTTTGTTTTTTACTTTTTCTTTGATGAGTAATTTACGGTTCTTATCCCAGTAAGAAATGCTTGCTTGTAATGCTCCACAATTTTCATTTCTACATCTACCTAATTCTAACGTCTTGTAAACTTGGGTATTTGTATCAAATATGCGGATACTCCCTAAGTATTGACAAGGCGTGTTACAACACGTCAAGCACATAATGCTCTCTCCTACCATTAGCGGGAATTTCTTCCAACTCTACTACTAGTATAACAATTTTTTTTAATTTTGACTAGTAGTTGTAAAGTTTTTGCAATAATTAAAAGAAAGATAATTGTTGAGGATGTATATTTATAGTCCCTACTTTGTTGAAATAGAGCTTTTCAACTTTTGAACAATTATTAGAACTACTGGACAAAGTGCTTTTTACATTTATTTCCATTATTACATCAAAATAATTATCAGATATATCATAAGAACTAAACCACACAGGGTAATCCCTTGTTTTTGTCCAGTCATAAAAAGTCTTGTGAAAGAACCGTTCTCCATAATCAGCAGTATTTTCGTAAGGTATATCACAATATACAACATCACCCTCTTTGTGTTGATAATCTAAATATGATATGGTACTATATTCTAACCGTTCTAACCGTTCTAACTGTTGTAACCGTTCTAACTGTTGTAACTGTTGTAACCGTTCTAACTGTTGTAACTGTTGTAACTGTTGTAACTGTTTATTATTCCCAATATTATCTCTTATCAACGTTCTTACACTTAATCTTCTCTCAGTGATAGTTTTACCTTTAATATTTTTTAAAAACGGATATTTATTAAAGGTATCACCACTAAAATCACCAAAAACAACTGCGTTATGTAAATCACGTTTATAATTTTCAATATCCCTACCAAATAGATAGTGCTGTCCCTTGTTACCAAAACTCCAAATATACTTGATATATCCGTCTTTGTTTTTATTCTCTTCAAATTCATCACGACTAATAAATTTAGGCTTAAACACATTATAATTAAACTCACCATTGACAGCTCTTTTAAATAATCTTACTGGCAACGGATTAACATCATTATATAAGACTGATTGCCATTTGTTGGTAGTTAAAGCACAGTGAGTAATAGCTCCACCACCCCCAAACAAATCCACTAAGCGTTTGCCACTTGGTAAAATGTTAATTATTTGTTTAGCGATTGTTGATTTATTTCCCATATACGGAAT